GTCTTCTATCGGGGATTTGGGCACGAGCTCCGGTATCCAATGCGGTGTCATGCGTTCCGTCCTTCCCAGACGAAGATGTTGAACTTGCGCGTGCCCAAGGTCGTTGACTGGGTGAGACGGAGCTTTGATCTCATGCGTATGTAGTCGATGATTTCAGCTTTCGCGCCCGATGGTTGGGGGATGGTCGTCCGGTTCGCCCTGCAGACGGCCCCGTTGATCACATCGGTGATCTGCATCATCTGCACTTCGTCCGAACGGATCGGCTGCACTTTCTTGATGCACTCGTGGTTGAAGTCGTAATGGCTGTTCGCCAGCACTTCCTCCAGTTTCTCGGTACGTTGCGCGGAATGTGTGTCCTTGATGTCCACGTACACGTTGTAGGTGTTCGTGGAATCGAACAGCCTGTTCAACATGGTGAAATACATCTTGTAATACCAGTCGTTGTGCGACTGTGACCATGCCTCATGATTCAGGCGCGTCTTCTTGGCCACCAGAACGCGGAACCTCATGTCGTCATCCAGGAAGAAGCAGTTCAGTAGGTCCTTGTAAAGGTCGATTTTCGGCATGCTGGCCTTCGTCCACTTCACTTCCGTACGTGCCTTGACGCCGTAACGCGCCTTGATCTGGAGGATGTTTTCCGTGATCTCCTGCTTTTTATCCTTGGGGATGATGAGGGCTCCAAGGACCATGACATCGCTGTCGTCATGTTCCAGATGACAGCTCTCGTCACAATACAGGTTGTATTCGGTCATTCGTGTTCCTTTCAATCCATCAATCGTCAGGCGTCTCGGCTTCGAGGCGTGCGTTCGGATCCCTGTTTGCGGCCACGTCATAGTCTTCGGGGTGCGCGGCGATACGGTCGATGAGATCATCGGTGATCTGGGACTCGCGCTCGCGAGCTTCATTGCGCGCGGCTCTAGCAATGAATTTCTCGGCTTCCTCAATGAGTTCATGTGGATTAATACCGAAAACTTCTGCTAGCTGAGCTATTTGCGTTACTTTGATGTCGCGCTCGTTTTTCAACATTCTGATTAGCGTTCGCTCTGGTACGCCAGACTTCTCCGAAAGCTCTTTGATGGTTAATCCTGCTGCAGAACGTTCTGCAGCAATTGCTTTAGCTGTTGCTTCATTAATGTCCATATGGACAGTATAACGACTGTAAATTTGCTAACAACTGCCCGTTTGGGCATGTCGCACTTGCATACTGCCCAAATGGGCATTAGTATGCAAAGCATGGACAGCATGAAGTATTCAGCAACAGTTGCAAAACGAGTTGACAAGGCTCTTTCCAGTGCGAAATTCAGCGTTTCTGAGGCGTCGGAGAAGTCTGGAATCCCTCGAGTCACATTGACAAGGAGGCTTAGATATCCAGCGTCATCGCCATTCACTGTTCGTGAATTGCATCAAATTGCTGAAGCGATTGGATGTGATGTCAGTGAGTTCTTCGTCAGAGACAAAAAATCATAAGTCGCTGACGCATGAATCGAAAGGAGAATCCGAAATGAGCATCAATATTCCGGCCGAGACACCGGACGAATCCACGAACCCGATCTCCGTTGAGGAGTTCGAACGCCTGCACCCGGCGATGCTGGGCGCGATAAGAAAAGCCGTCCGCGAGGAACCAGCTCGAACGGTTATCGGAACAGTGGGCGACGACAGGAGGAGCCACCTGTCCAGCCTTGACCTGCGAGGAATCGGCATCGAGGTCGGACGGCAGTTGTCGGCCCGCGACATGACGACTGAAGTCATGGGCTCGATTCTCGAGCACATCAATCAGGCCGCGGACCGACTAAGCACGGAGATACAGGAATTCCGTTCAGAACTTATCCGAGAGCACGTCGAGACAGTAGGCGGCGGATGCCATGGAAGCATCCATCGAATCGAATCCCTTGGCGAGGAGGGAAAGCCCTTGGCACAGGGCTCTCATCCTCTCGTCGGGATCGGACGTTTCAGCGGCCTTCCCAAACACGGCGCTCGCCTTCGCGAAATCGGATCCATTGCTCATATTCTCACCTCCCTTCTTTGCGTGGGTCTGCTCATTCTCCCACTCGGCAGGAAGGCCCTCAAACGAAACACGTCGGAAAAAGCAATCGGCGCTTACCAACGCATGAAAGGAGCGGGTGCGTGATGGATGACAAAGAGGTGTTCGCCGCATTGGCGGCGGCGTTGAAGCCGATGAACACGACGAAGGACATCGCGGACAATTGCGGCATCAAGGAAGGCACCCTGGCGTACTGGCGTAGCGCGGGCATCGGCCCGAAGTTCGTGAAGGTAGGACGAATCGTCATGTATCCGAAGGAGCAGATGATCGCCTATTTCGCACAACACCTGTACCAATGCACGGCCGAATACGAGGAAGAGGTGGGTGCGTGATGACCGACAACGACTGGCGTACCGATACCCCGTGGCCTGACCCATGTGAAGAAAAGGAGGACAAATGAACGCCATCCGCAAAACCTGCGTCGAAGCGATATTCAGGGAATTTGAGGACCATGGCGACGCCATCCGTCCGGCCTGCGGCGACTTATGGGACGAAATCGAAGCAAGGCGTTCGCTCGGTCACATCGTCGGATACGTCGACCTCGACGTGGCCGACCTCGTGGACATCGTTATCGACACCATCAACAAGGAGCTGATGTGATGAAGGCCCTTGCCCACGTCATCCTGCACCAGCTGCTGTTCGCGGTGTGGTTGCTGGCCATGTTGGTGCTGTATTGCACGCCGGCGTGCACGCATCCGATCGAACATCTCATCGCCGCGCCGTTCGCGGTGCTCATTCCGACGGCCGTCATCATGCGTCGCCTGTGCTCCGACCCCCGCTTCATGCGATGGCTGGACGAGCAACGGCAGTGAAGGATTTGGACGGTTCCGCACACATTGCGGCATGGACGTGGTTCGTCATGCGCGGCCATGCCTGAACCGCCCGCGCGTCAAGGAAAAGACGTTAAAACCAGCCGGACGGGTCATCTTCTCTCTTCTCCTCCCGCCCGGCCCTCGCCGGGGCCCGCGAACGGATGCGGGCGCCATGGATCGGCGTGTTCAGGTCACGCCGGCGGATGGATGCGCGGTTCGAATCCGCGCCCCGGCACGACATCAATCCAAAGGAGGCAAACGTTGCCAAGCAAAACACCAAGCAGGCCAGAAGGCGAGAAGTGGTTCGAATGGCCGCTCACACCCGCCAGCGTCAGCATGACGGCCGCCGAACTGATCGGCGAACTGTACGAGACCATCAGCGCGCTCAACCGCGACCGGGGCTGGAACCTCACCATGGTCGCGCCTGCCCGCTTCGGCGAGATCGTCATCGACCGCGAGGCCGGATGCCTGCGCGCGAAATGCGCGTGGAAGGCCAAGGATCCAAGCCAGCTTGGCCCGGAACCGGCTGGATATGTGAAGGGAGCCTGACATGGCCATAGGGGAGACCGTCATCACCATCGTCGGCAACCTCACCGCGGATCCGGAACTGAGGACCACCGGCCAGGGCGCGCAGGTCGCCAGCTTCACCATCGCCAACACGCCACGCCAATACAACCGGCAGACCGGACAGTACGAGGACGGAGACGCGCTCTTCCTCCGCTGTTCGGCATGGAACGACCTCGCGCAGCATTGCATCCAATCTTTGTCCAAGGGTATGCGGGTCATCGCCCAAGGCAGGCTCAAGCAGCACTCGTATCAGGCGCAGGACGGCACCAATCGGACCGTCGTGGAGCTGCAGGTCGACGAAATCGGGCCATCGCTGCGGTACGCGACGGCGCAGGTCGCCCGCATCAGCCGCCAGGGCGGTCCCGTCTACGGCAACCCCGCATCGCCGCAGCCGACCGTCAACACCGGCGTCGGTGGCTGGAGCCAACGGCCGCAACAGTCGGCGCAGACACAGCAACCCGCCGCGCCGCCGGCCGATGATCCGTGGGGCGCGCCGGCGGCCGACTAATCGTCATTTGGGGACTTCGGCAAACCGGATCCGGATCCGGAATTCTAAAGGAGGAAGCAATGAAAGCCAGCAAACAGCAGGTGCTCATCCCGCAGGAAGCGACACCGGACACGCTCATCGACCTCATCGGCAAGACGCAGCAGGTCACCAAGGCCGCGGCCGTCGTGCTCAAGGCATGCCGCCCCGTCATGGACACCAAAAACAAGCAGGAGCACATCGACAAGTGGGGCGGCATCCACGCCATCACCGAAGCCGTGTACGACTGCGCAGACCTCGCTCAGCGCAGCCTCGACATGGAGGATGGCGACGTGGAGGCGTCCATCGACCCGGACACCGGCGAGATCGGCTAAGCCTCCAAGGAACCCGAACCACGGAAGGAGAAGAAGAATGTGGTTCATCATCGACGACCAGATGGCCGACGACAGGCGCATCCGACGCCTACCGCTCGCCACCGTGGGCCTGTGGGTCAAACTCTGCGTCATCCACTCCAAAGGCGTCTCGATGCAATCGAAGGACCCGTCGGCGTATCCCGGCCACTTCGACCAGCTCGACCTCAAGGACGCCGGAGGCACCATGCGCCAGCTCCAGCAGCTCATCGATGCGGGACTCATGGAGGAGCACGACGGCGGATGGCGTCCCGTCTACGCCGAAGGCATCTGCAGGGAGCCACGAGTGCTGACCGAAGAGCAACGCGAGGCGCGCCGAAAAGCCGGAAGCAAGGGAGGCCGCCGTAAGGCCGCCAACCAAAAGGCCAAGCAAACGTCGGGCGACTTGCCGGAAAACAGCCAAGCAAACGGAGAGCAAAACGGTAGCAAACCTTCTAGCAAGTTGCTAGGGGACAGCCAAGCAAAAACATGGCATAAAACCGATACCTATACCGATATACCCTCTCCGACCCCTCCCGCCAGCACCTCGAAGCAAACCGATACGCCGGACGCCGGCTTCGACCATTTCGCCGAAACCTATCCCGGATCCGTCGGCGCGAAAGGCCGCAAGACCGAAGCCGAAGCCAGAGCCCTGTACGCGGCCATCGCCGGAAACCCCGTCGAACTGACCCGCCTACAGACCGCGCTCCGCCGCTACAAGCACGCCGTCAACGACGGCCAAATCCGCAGCGGCCACATCCCACGACTCAACACATGGCTCCGCGACCAATGGGAGACATGGGCGCCGGAACCCATCACACCCGCACGCCAGCACAAGCACACCTGGAACTGCGAACACGTCCACCAGCTCATGGATCCGCACGAGGACGCATACGACCACACCGGCAGCCTCCGCGACGGACATCCAAGCGAATGGTGGAAGGCATGCCAGGCGTGCGCAGACGAACTCAACAACCAAGAAACCAGCAAGGAGAAGCAATGAGCAGCTACCAAAGCAACCAGATCAAGCTCATCAACACGAGCCTGATCGACCCCCACCCCGACAATCCACGCAAAAACATCGGCGACGTGACCGACCTCGCCGCCAGCATCAAAACCAACGGCCTCCTCACGCCCCTCAGCGTCGTAC